ATTTTTAACATTAGCACTGGGCTTTGCAACATTATTTGCATCCGCACAGAATTTTATGGTAGTAACAAACTACAATGCACCAGAAGATGGAGCAGAGTGGGAAATGTCTAGCTTAACTGACAACATGGGTATTGGTTATTCAATTAACGATACTTGGACAGTTGGTGTAATCAAAGCTGGAGAAGATTCTTTAGGTGATGCGAACTACGACCTTTTCGGTCGTTATAACTGGACGAAAGAAGTTTACGTTTCAGTTCAAGCACCAACTGAAGAAATGATGGACAATTTAACAGTAGGTTTAGGTTATTCATTCAACGCGTGGAAAGGTTTATATGTTGAACCTAACTACAGCATGGGTCTTAAAGAAGACGAAAACGGAGAAAGAGAGGGTACGTTCAACCTAGGGTTGGCATACCGTTTCTAATTTTTAACATCCCATAGTGGGACACCCCTTGTAAGGCAACGGCAATTGTGCCACAAAACAGTATTTCGACAAATACAAAACAATAGGAGATTTTAACATGGATAATGTAATCAAATATGTAGCAGGATTCTTTGGTGGATTAGGAACTATCTTAATGGCAGTTCTTCCAGTAACGATCCTTTGGCAAATCTTAACAGGTGGGTCAGTATTCGGAATGGATGTAATTGCAAACTTATCAGCTCTAGTCGATGGACTAGGAAATGGTGGATTTGTAGGTTTAATAGTATTAGTACTATTAGCATCTTTTTTCGTTAAGAAGTAATAGTTAACATGTAGAGGTCCCGGGCATTAGCTCGGGACTAACCTACACAATAAAGGTGAGATAACAAATGTTATATTTAGGAATAGTAATAGGATTACTAGTAGGTGCAGGAGCAATGTACCTCAAAAACACAAAAGATTTAGATGCAATAAACGATGTATTGCAATCTACTCAAGACAAATTAAAATCAGTTAAAAGTCAGTTATATAAGAGACGTTCATCTTATAAAAAGAAAACAAACGGATCAAATGGCAAAAAGGCAGTCAAAAAGGCAACGCGGAAAAAAGCAACCGCCAACACTAAAAAAACAAATATCTAGTAATCTATCTAAACGAGCTAATAAGCTTATAGAGCATTACGAAAATATTGAAGCACTTCGCACTGTTGGTGAGAAATCGGAAACTTCTGACTTATTAGGTAAGCTTGGTAGTATATTTAATACAGCAGATGAGGTTCCAAAAGACGTTTATAGTCCAAAGGTAGAAGGTGTATTAGGTAAATTAAAAACTTTAAAGACTTTAATTATACTTAATATATCTAATACTGAAAATAAAAAGAATTTCGATACAGAGGAGTATCGTTCAGATAGAATGTTTGTTACTGATACAGTGTTTAAGATTAATGCTTCTAGCTCAGTAGATACAGAGGATCTTAAAACAATGAACACTCTTTATAAAAAACATAAACAAATTAAGCAACTATTTGATTAAACTCTTACTAATTATTATAAAGGGAATGATATGATAGAACGTGTAATACAACAACGATTTATGCTGCCACGTACAGCGCACTGCAAAGCGGGCTGTTGACTATGGATGGATACGATGAATTCATAGACCAGCAAGACGATAGTGAAGATGAAGAGTTACTTCATGCAGCTATAAGTAACACGTATGAGTATCTTACTAGTGATATAACGCCAGAAGATCTACCTGCAGGTACTTGGATGTTAAGACGTCCAAAAAGAGTTGCAACTATAGATCAGTTAATAGAATACTTTACAGAAACAGAAGAGTATGAGAAGTGTGCTGAACTGGTAAAGATAAAACAAACAATAAATTGACCGCTAGTACTTTTATTAGCTGCTCTTTTGGACGAGGGTTCGATACCCTCCACCTCCACTAAATATATTTATAACACGGGGGTGACTGGATTTGACAGGGAGAAAAGGATAAGAGGAAGGTCACGTATAACAGGCGAACATGTTGAAATGGCGATGGCGGCTTAATTAAGCACTCAGACCCAACGGCACATAACAGGGCAAGTCGTATAAGCCCGGTGGAGGTGGACCTTTATAAGGTAAGATTATGATGAGTAGACCAATAATAACTAAAAAAATTAAACGCAAAAATATTGTGTATAATTTAGAGTTATGGAGCCCTGCTAATGATGATTTACATGATGGTATAAATGAGCAACCTACTTTTCGAAAAGACTTTTTTAATGATGTAAGTATGAATGGGACGTGGCCAGATGCTGCGAATACTGCGAAGTATCAAGAAAGGTTTGATGAATGGTTTGATAAATTACCTAAAGATAAGCAGCGACAATATGCTAAAGCTATTGATGAATCTAATCGAGTAATAATATCAATGGTATGGGACTTAATAGGTATTAGAGATAAGTCTGAGCTGTTCAATAATAATATACGGCAATTTAGTAATTGGTTCTCTACACTCGAGCCACCTGATGTAGATTTTTATATGACTAGATTAATGAGTAAGCAGCGGCTAATGCCATCAGAGCTTACTACACCAGTTAATTCTGAATCATTGACGGAGCGAGAGGTTACTGATATCCTCAGTCAGGTATATGATAGTATAGATGATGATCTAATACGTGCTACAACTATTAATGGTTTATTGTGTATTAGCTGTACTGATGAGATGAGATTACAGAAAGCTAAATCTCATATGGTACGTCACGGTAGTATATTACGTGATTACCGAAAAAAAGAAAATGCTAACGGTAGAATAATATACACTTATATATTTTCAAAACCATAATTAAAGGAGAGATGTTATGAAAAAATTATTAACTATATTGTTGGTAGCAGTGTCGCTAACCACAATGTCGCAAACAACTATTAACCCAGATACAGTGTGTGCTAACGCCTTGGGTGAACAGTATTATGTTGCTGTCACACCTACATCAACTTATCAGTGGACTATCACTGGAGGAGGTGGAGTTTTACAAACTGGGCAAACAACTAGCTCAATTACAGTAGATTGGGGCGGTGTTAGTGGATTATATCCAAATGCAGTAGAGGTGATAGAATCTAATGCAGCTGGTTGTCCTGGTACGCCACAACTTCTAGATGTATTTATTTTAGATCTATCTGGTAATACTATAGGTCCATTTTGTCCTGGTGATCCAACTACACCATTAGTAGGCGCTCCTGCAGGTGGTACTTGGTCAGGGACTGGTGTAGTAGCTAACTCGTTTCAACCATCTACAGGTGTAGGAAATTACGTACTAACATATTCAATGGCAGGTTGTACTACAACTATAAATGTAGTGGTAAACAATGGACCTGTAACTGGACCAATTCAACACTTTTAATATGAGATGGTGGGTATTTATATTACTGCCCTTTCATTTATTAGCACAAGAAACTTACAATGATTGTGTAACTACTGAACCTCAATCATATCAAGTACCTTACGATGCTGATAAGGTCTACTTTTGGTCAATTTCTAACGGAGAGGTAGTTTCTACCTTTGACAATACAATTACTGTTCAATGGCCTGATTCTGCAGGAGAGTACTTTATTTCAGTTTATACAACACGATTTGGTTGTGAAGGAGATACATCTCAATACCAAGTATCTATAACTTCATGTCCTTATGCTACTTTATTTTTTCCGAACTCATTTAGTCCTAATGGAGATGGTATAAATGATCAATATATAGTAGGCGGTAAATCAGTTGATGAGATCGAATATCTCGCAATATATAACAGGTGGGGTCAAAGAATATTTGAGTCAATGAGTAATGTACCGTGGAATGCAGAAGGTTACCCTATTGGAGTTTATACTATAAATGTTTTTATAAAAAATAATAGGTTTATACGACCTATCACATTGGTAAGATGAAAAAGATAATAATCATAATATGCTTTATGTTTAGTTTAGATGCTATTGCACAACCATGTCTCGGTGTTCAAAACACTTCAGTAGTGCCTGGTAACTCACTTGGACTACCTCTAGGTCAGTATGTACCTGGTGAAGTAATTACACTTACATATACACTTCAATCATTTAATGGAATTAATGTAAACTGGATTCACGCATTTCAGATTATTCTAGGACCAGGGTTTACAAATCTAACTCCAGTAACTGCACCAGGTAATCCAGCAGGCTCTGTAGGCAATTGGATATGGGATTTGCAACATACTTACCCTGGCGGGTATAATTTTGGACCTGGATGGAGATTTGTAAATGCAGGAACAGCTGGTTGGGGAACAAGTTCCACTGGACCATTTACTGTAAGTTTTCAAGTAACAGTAGGTCCAACATGCACTCCAGATCAACTATCTATATCTATGGAAGTGTTAGATGATTGCACTACAGGAGGTTGGGCTAATGGAACGTGTTGCACTGACCCACCCATTCTTATGCTCCTCGGTTCAGTATCAGTTCCCGGTGTGTTTACTACACCTATTATACACTATTAAGTTGTATGTTAAATAATTTTTTCGTATATTTATATTAAATAACTTATTGATACTGCGGGTCAGCAAGTTATGTTAAAACAATATTGTTTAATAAATAAAATTATCTAAGGAGATTATTATGGGAAATTTAACACCATTCGGCACATCGCCATTCGACGTCCTTTTTAAGGACTTTTTTAAGTCAGATGTAGACTATCAGTTTGCAGATGCAACTAAACTCAACCATCCAGTAGACATTTATGAGGCCAGTGAAGGTCTAAATATTGATATTGCTTGTGTTGGACTAACCAAGAAAGACATTGATCTTACCATTGAGGGAGATGTACTTCGAGTAGAGTACAAGAAGGATCCTGGTTCTACTCATGCAGAATACATTCAAAGAAATATAGCTAAACGAGCATTTAACTTTGGATGGAGAATTAGCAGAAGGTTTGATTTAACAAATCTTGAAGCTAAACTAGAAAATGGTTTGCTGCACTTATTTGCACCACTTGCAGATGCAGCTAAACCAAAGTCAATAACTATTAAGTAGAGTCTATTATAATGATGTTTGCAAGTAAACAAAGAAGCTTATTAAAAACTATTAGTTGGAGAATTGTAGGAACATTGGATACAATGGCACTGGGATGGATAATAACTGGTAGTCCTTTAGTAGGATTGAAAATAGGAGCGTTAGAAATTTTTACAAAATTTATTCTGTATTATTTTCATGAACGTGCTTGGATTAAATGCAAATATGGAATAGACAAAAACGTAAAAAAGGTTATAGAAAATAAATAAAGCTGACCCGCACGTCAATAACAATCACACACTATGACTAAAAAAGTATGGAAATACGATAATGAGTATTGGGTAATACATAGAAGTATACCTGAGCAGCAAATGACACCTAGAGCTCATGGTTTCAATTCAGATGATATTAATAAAATGGTACGTATCTGGGTAGAATGGTTACGTGATAACTGTAGTGATATTCATAAAGTATTCCATAAAGATGGACGATTTCTTTTCTGTGAGCAAATAAAAACTGCAGAAATACTCTAAATTAGTTGCCTTTCCGTTATTTTTTTATTATATTCTATAATTTATAATATAATAATTAATAATATATAATAATAATAAATAATTCTTCTATAATATAATTTATATAAATATAGATAATTATATATGGAGATAAATATGAAATATAAAGATCAAGTACAAACGAGAGCGGAGGCTATATCAAACTTATTAGAGACTTTAGAAAGAGGTTTAAGAGCTAACGCTATTACTAAAACTGAAGCTCTTAATTTAACTGCTAAAATTAAAAGAAAAGTTAACGAGATAAATAATTTTGCTGATCTAGAGGATTAGAATGCAGAAGCGATTGTTTCCTTTACTTATAGCATTAAGCGCATTAGCTGTATCTGGTAGTGCAGCTTTTTATTCTGTTTACGGATTAAGTAAATTATTTGCAGGAGCTAGTCTACAGGTTATGATTATGGCTGGATCATTAGAGTTTGCAAAATTAGTTGTTGCTTCTCTACTCTATCAATACTGGGATACTATTAATAAAGGTTTACGTGCTTACCTATCCATAGCGTGTTTTGTACTTATAATAATAACATCAGGTGGTATATACGGCTTTCTATCAGGTGCGTATCAATCAACTGCTACTCAATCAGAATTATTAGATAAATCATTAATGATTTTAAATCAAAAACAGGTTAGGTTTGAAGAACAAAAGCAAGATCTTAAAATAGAAAAAGCTAGCTTAACTAAATCGATTTCAGATTTAAGAATAGCTTTATCTAATCCTGCGCAAGTACAGTATATAGATAAAGAGTCAGGACAGCTTATTACAACATCATCTTCATCAGCACGTAGAGCTTTACAAAATGAGTTATCTACTGCTACTACTAGTAGAGATGGTATTAATATCAAAATAGAAGCTGTAATGGATTCAATTAATCAAACTGATATGGCACTTTTAGATAAAGAAATATCTAATGAAGCAGAGAGTGAATTAGGTCCGCTTAAGTATTTAGCTGAAACAACAGGTCAACCTATGAATAAAGTAGTTAATTGGTTTTTATTACTTATAATATTTGTATTTGATCCTCTAGCTATAGCGCTTGTAATAGCGGCCAATATGGCATTTGCTCAAATAAGATCTAAAGATATTAAAATGTCTGTACCTGACGGGATGGAATTTAATAAACCATATTCGATGCCAACAGAATGGACTGCACCATCTCCAGAGTTAAAGCAGCGTGTTAAAGCTAATCAAGCTAAATTAAGTGATCAAGAGTATAGTCAAGACAACTGGGATACAAAAGTAGCTGAGCTAGGCATTAACCCTAATAGTGTAACTGAAAGTGTTAAATTAGAGAAGAAAGATCTAATAATGGATGATCTTGAAACTAATACAGATGTAAGTGCACCTACTACTACGGGACTTGATGCATGGATTGAAGTGTTAGAAGAAGAGGAAAAGGAAGAGGAATTAAAACTTCAAGAAAGCAAAGAAGAAAAAGCTGCCCCAACAGATCAACTTAATGAACATGAATTATACCATGGTTCAGAAGGTAAATCTTACAGTGATAACGATAAAAGAAGGCGTAAAAAACGTGTTGTAAAAAAAGTTAAGAAGTCTAAACAGCGACCTAAATCAGGAGGTAAAGGTTATGTGTACGGTGGTTAGTTGGTAGATTAATTTTTTTTTCGTATATTTAATTATATGGCAAAGAAATCTAAAACAGTTTATAAAAGTTATGTTGATAACGGTCAAAGGTATATGATCTGTCAAAATAGTGTAGAAGGAGGTCGATGGTGGAGAGGTAATTTTTGTGGTGAGTGGAACGAAGTCGGATCTAATGTAACCGCTACATTATGCTATAAATGTGTTAACAAAGTAACTGAACCTCCTAAATTTACTCCAAGGTATAAACCAACAGGTCGACCAAAAGGTTGGCAGTGGATGAATGAATACGTTGATAAGGAAGGTAATGTATTCCATAAAGGTAAAGAGCAACCTAGTCTAAAAGGTACTTTACCAGCAACCATAGTAACAGGTAAGAAGTCAAAAAAACGTTTAAGTAAACGTGAGCGAGAATCTCAAAAAAGAACGCACATGGCAGAGTTGTATGATCTTAAAAAACGTTTAAAAAAAGTTACTCTCAAAAAAGATAAGAAAGCTATCGAAACAAGCATCAGAAAAATTAGTCGTAAATTAAAAATAAAATTAGTTTGATATTAATTTTATTTTTCGTATATTATACAATATGGATAAACTAATTTATACTCGTGGTACATATTCTAAAGAAATTCAGAAGGTTGAATTAGATGTAAATGAGAATGTAGATATACATGACTTTAAAAGAGTGTGTAAGCGATTAGCTTGTGCATTAGGATATGATAGTAATAGTGTTGAAGAGGCTTTCGAAGGTAAGACGAAGCCGTTTGATAAATTAAAACAAATAATAAAAGGTTAATATGGCTAGTAATATATACGGTAGTTACGAGGAACAAGAATCAAAAGTAAATTCAGCAGAAGAAGAAGTTTATTATGAGGATGATTTAGAGAAAAAACATCTTTATAAAGAGATTGAATTTGCAGTTGATGTAGAGGATAGTGTTGTCTATATAATAGGTGAGATAGAAGATTTTGGCTTATACGATTTTATGGTTCGTTGTCGTGCTATTATTAAGAATAGAGAAGAAGATGACAATTCACCTATAAACGTTATTATAGATTCAGTAGGTGGAGATGTATACGAGATGTTTGGTATGATAGATTATATTGAAAGTTTAGAAAAAAATAGTAATATTAAAATTAATACTATATGTAGAGGTAAAGCTATGAGTGCAGCTGCAATGATTCTAGCATGTGGTACTGGTAAACGTCTAGCAAGTAAGCGATCAACCATTATGATTCATGAAGGATCATCGATGCAAGCAGGTAAGTCATCAGATTTAAAAGCAGCTCATAAATATAATTCTCATCTTGAATCTATGGCTAACTCCATATTAGGTGAGAAAACAAACAAAGATAAAAAGTTTTGGTCAGAACAGTCTAAAACTGATTTATACTTATCAGCTAAAGATGCATTGAAGTTAGGTGTAATAGACGGAATAATAAATTAATATATGAAATTAAACGAAAAACAAATTATAGAAAACTGGAATGATTTACTCGGTAGGATAGATCACCAGTTTAAAGGTGATCGAAAAGATAGACTTATTGAAATGTACAAGCATTTTGAAGATAGAATGATGTTTGCTCCAGCTAGTTCTAGAGAGCATTATCATAATTGCTTTCCTGGTGGTTATGTTGATCATGTTCTACGTGTTATGGATTGTGCATTTGATTTATATAATTCCTGGATGATGCAGGGAGCACATACAGAGAATTATACAGTTGAAGAGTTAATGTTTGCAGCACTTAATCACGATTTAGGTAAGATAGGTGATTTAGATAATGACACTTATATACCTAATGAGTCAGAATGGCATAGAAAAAATCAAGGGGCATTATATACAGTAAATCCTAAAACTGAATTTAGTCTGGTACCTGATAGAAGTTTATTTCTATTACAACATTTTGGTATTAAATACTCTTGGAACGAGTTCTTAGGTATAAGGATACATGACGGTATGTATGAAGAAGCTAATAAACCTTATCTAGTTAGCTTTAATCCTGATTCTAGATTACGTTCTAATCTACCTTTAATACTACATCAAGCAGATATGATGGCTTCAAGAGTAGAGTGGGAAAGGTGGAAGCATGGTTCGAATGGCCTACATGGAACAAGAACTTTGACAGATGTATCTAAAGACAAAATGATGCAACATGTTGTTAAGAAAGAAGTAAATATCACTAAAACTAAACCTAAAAAAACACCCTCACCTACATCGCAACTTAATACAGGTTCAGATGCTAGTAAATTATTTGACGAGTTATTTGGATGATTTTAACAATAATAATATTATCTATAGCTTTAATCGGATCATTATATGCTAACTGGAATCTTTTACGTAACTTTGAGAAGAGTGAGGAATATATAGAAAATCTAGAATCGTGGGTTAAACGGTTTTCAGAAACTATAACAGATATGAACCGTGAGATTAAAAAAATAGATAACAAAGGATCATTTAGCTCTGATGATGAAGTAGGCTATTTCTTTAAGGAATTAAAAAAGATAATATCACAACTAAATAATCTAGGAGATAATGAATGATAAATTCACAAGCTACTTCAAGTATAACAATAGACTCATACCCTCTTAATGTTACTCAATTTTATGAATGGTATGGTAAATTTGAAGATAAAAGAAAAGCTACAAAGCAAAAAAAACGTCGTGGTTATTTTCACGAAGAAAATGAAAAAGCTATTGTAGCTTATAATAACGAAGAATCATTTCATTTACGCAACAAAGTATACACTCAACATATTCATAAACCGTTTATGAAGTTAGCTGAAAATATAATTCACACTTTTAAATTTTATTGCTTTGATGACCCGTATGTTGATGTTCAAGCTGAAGTAGTTGCATACTTAATTGAAAAGATAGATAAATATGATCATACTAAAGGTTCTAAAGCTTACTCATATTTCAGTATAGTAGCTAAAAATTATCTTATATATAATAACAATGAGAATTATAAAAAGATGAAGCAACGTACTACACTAGATGCAGTCGATCTCAAACGTAATATTACAAACGAGATAGTGCGTGATGAATATAAAGAAGCTAAAAAAGACTTTACTAATCAAATGGTTGAGTATTGGGATAATAATCTTAATGTAATATTTTCTAGAAAGAAAGATATTCGAGTAGCAGCTGCTATTGCAGAGCTTTTTAGACGTAGAGAACAGATTGAGATATATAATAAAAAAGCTCTTTATATACTAATTCGAGAAATGGCAGATGTTAAAACACAGTATATAACTAAAGTAGTTAATACTATGCGAAAGATATATAATGAAAAGTGGGAGGAATATCAGCACTCTGGAATGGTAACCTATAAAAACTCGGGTTCTATTGACCAAAACTCTAAATATTTCTAATTATTATATATGGATAAAGATAGTGAAATATTTAAAGGAAAGAGTTTTGCAGATATAGCAAAGGATTTATATGGTGCTTCCAAGAAAAAAGAATCTCAAATAAACTTACTTATATCTGAATTAAAACCATTTGTGCAAAACATAGGTGATGCAACCATTATAGTACCTTTAATAAAGGATTACCTTGAAGTAAGTGTGAAAAATGACGACCAGTTAGCTAAACTACTTGCAGTAGTACAGCGACTTATTGGTAATAATACACAGGGAGAGGGTGATTTTGGTATATCCGAGGAAGAGAAAGCTCAGTTATTAGATGAGTTAAACGCTATCGAAGAAGGTAATAAGAAGCTTAACGAAAAGGTTAAAAGTGTAAAAGATGGGGTATCAGAAAGTAAAATTCAATCACGGGACAGAAGCTAGGGTACAAACCGGGCCTTCAGGACCAGTCGATCAACAAACAGCAGAACTACAAAGTAGTCTAGAAGTTGCAGACTACCATATTGAACCAGCAGAGGTTATTGATATAATTCTTAATGCTGATCACGACAATTATGATTCTACAATTCCAGATCCAGAAGAACAGTTTGGCTTTATCAAAGTTAGAAGACTATTTTCAGATCAAAATATAGAAGATGAAGATAATCTACCATGGGCAGTTCCATTAACACGTAATATAAAACAGTATCCGTTAAAGCATGAAATAGTTTTAACAACCTCATACCTTAATAAACAATCAGTAGGTGACGCAGGTACTGAACAATTATACTACCATGATGTTATAAATATATGGGGATCTATTCACCATAATGCTTTACCATTTGTAACTATACCAAAGCCAAACGCAGACTCAGCTAACAAAAGTAAGATTGAAGAATATAAAGAGATAGGATTTGGTAACCCTAATATAGCAGGGGATGAAGGTGGTGATATTGAATATGGTGATACATTTAAAGAACAGCCTAAAATAAGACCAATTCAACCATACGAAGGTGATGTTACTTTTGAAGGTAGGTTTGGTCAGTCAATTAGGTTTGGATCAGCAGTTAAGAGCGAACCAGCTAATACGTGGTCGGATCCATCAACTGATGATCCAGCAGAACCTATAACGATTATACGTAATGGGCAAGACCAGGACCTTGAAGATGGTGGAGAGCATGTAATAGAGGATCCTAATTTAGAAGCTAGCTCAATATGGATGACTCGTGGACAAACAGTTCCTTTAACATTTGGTTCAACTAAATATGACGCGCTTTCTTTTACTGCAGGAACTAATACTGTAGGTGAAGATCTTACTGCACCTACTACTGATGATTTAATAGACGAAGAAGGTGAGCGTCAAGGTCAAATATTATTAACTTCTAATAGGTTAATTTTTAATAGTCGTGAAGCTGGTACCTACATTTTCGGTGGAGGTGGTATAGGCTTAACAACAGAAACAGATATAACTTTTGATGCAGGAGTTGAATTTTTAGTTGATACACCGTCAATATATCTAAATGCAACTGAAAAGGTAGAAATAGAAGCTCCACTTATATATCTAGGTAAATCACAGCAATCAGAAGATGATGGTGGTGTAGGAGCTACACAAGCTACTAAAGGTCACCCTCTAGTTTTAGGTGATGAAGATGATTTATGGAAGAGTACTTTATGTGATATTCTAGATGCTTGGCTTACCACACTACAGGGTGAAATTCACCCAACACCAGCTGGTCCATCAGGGCCACCTATACAAGCACCACAGTATGCTGGTCATCAAGCAGATATTGCAACATTAAAATCAACTCTAGCTACTAGCTACAGTGATACTGTGTGGGTGCAGAGAAACGGATAAATAGGAGATAGTATATGCCAGCTAATTGGGGAGGATTTACAGCAGCTATGAATTCATGGTTTTGTGGTAACGCAAGAGGTGATAGTGATGAAGAGTGGGAAGAAGCAGGAGCTCCTACTGCTAAAAAGATAGCGGATGAATATGAACTAGCAATTATTACTGCAGGTATCATTCCTTATAATAATTTATTAGCTAGTGGCTGGGTTAAAGCAACTATGGAGAGCGGTTGGAAAGCTTCCTTTGCACAGGTATTTAATTCAGCAAGTGTACCACCTGAAGGTTTAGATTTAGGTGCACCTAATTGGATGGCTGCAGCAACTGGTACAGTTAATGCTTGGGCAGCTGCTCAATATCAACCTGTACCACCACACCCTCCAACAGTAGCACCAGCTCCCGGTGTAACTCAATTAGATCCAGGACTTGGAGCAATACCAGGTCTTGCATCAACTATTAATGATGCATTTCATTCTAATAACTGTGGAGCTATAGCAGGAATACTTGTATCTGGATTTACACAGCATTTAACAATGATATCTGGACTGTACACTGGTTTAGTACCTACTCCAGCTGGTCCAGTACCAACACCTATACCATGGATGGGAGTTGCATAGAAATTTTAATCAATAAATTAAGATAAGTTATATTTATATATGATAAAGTATATTTAGAGGAAAATTATGTCTACAAACAAAATAGCACAAGTTATAAGAAAGATTGTTCGTGAAGAGGTACGCAAAGAAGTACGTCAAGTATTAAATGAGCAAAAAAATAAAAAAGTTACGTCTAATGATATGAAAAGTGGGTTAAAGCATGCTTTAGGTTTAGCTGATAGTATTGAAAGACGTTCAAGAAAACCTAAAAAACAAGTTGAGTATACGAAAAATAAAATGTTAAACGATATACTTAATGAAACTGCAGGTGAAATACAGTCAGGTAATTCATCTAGATTAACATCAGAAACAGGTGGATATGATACAATGGGTGGACAGGTATTAACTTCAAATAATGCTCAAACGTTTGATAGAAACTCTCTAGCATCTAAACTAGGTTATGGAGATATGACTCAGACAGGAACTCCTTCAGTAGCGGAAATGATACCTACTACTGACGTACGAGGGGTAGCTAGTCATACAACAGATGTAGATCCAGGTGTAGCAAAAGCATTAACTCGTGATTATAGTGAATTAGTAAAAAAGTTTAAGAAATAATGTTAGATAAATTTGAAAGCGAAGATATAGCGTTAGGAATTGCCCTACCATTTGGTCCAGGTCAATCTAATTTTAAGCTAAACTATACAACTCTAGATCAAGCTAGAACTAATATAGTAAATTTGCTTTTAACACATAAAGGTGAACGATTTATGCAACCCGATTTTGGAACTAATTTAAGGCGATTTTTATTTCAACCTAACACTTCTAATACAGGTCAGCAGATACGAAACGAAATTATTAGTGCTATTAAATTTTGGTTACCTTATGTAAACCTAGAAAATATATCAGTTGATAGATCAGTAGAAAATATAGATCAATATAGAATAAATGTAGCATTAACCTTTTCAGTAACAAACGATATAACTAATTTTACTTCGGTAACATTTAAGTTTGCATCTGATGGAACAGTAGCAGTAATGAATTTGTAAAACATGGCATCAGTAAACGAAAAAATAGCTAAAGATATAAAATATACCGGTAAGGATTTTGCTACTATTAGAAAAAATCTAATAGACTTTTCAAAAACTTATTACCCTACAACTTTTAATGATTTTAATGAAGCGTCACCTGGTATGATGTTTCTTGAAACTACAGCATATGTAGGGGATCTATTAAGTTTTTATTTAGATAAGCAGTTTAAAGAAACTATGCTTCCTTATGCAACTGAAAGAAAAAATATAGTTGCTTTGTCACAAGCTTTAGGGTACAGACCAAAACAAGCTATAGCAGCTCAAGTTGATATAGATATATTTCAAACAGTACCATCTATAGGTGTTGGGAAGAATAACAAACCGGATTTTAGATATGCATTAGTTCTTGAAGCTGGTATGAGAGTTAAATCAACTAAAGGATCAACCTTTAGACGTGGTCTACCGGTAGACTTTTCAATATCTGGTTCACAATCACCAACTGAAATATCAGTATTTTCTACTGATGATACTACAGGTGAACCAACTTATTATTTACTACGTAAGCGTGAGTCGTTTGAATCCGGTAATACGGTAACTCAAACATTTACATTAGGTGAAGCACAACCATTTTTGCAATTAGCATTATCTAATACTAATGTTATAGAAATAATTAAATGTACAGATTCAGATGGCAGAGAATGGTCAGAAGTGCCATTTCTAGCTCAAGATACAGTATTTAAGCAAATACAAAACAATCAATACAATGATCCAGAACTTACCGACTATAATGCAGAAACGCCTTATTTATTAAAACTTAAAAAGACTTCAAAACGATTTATAACTAAAGTTAGAGAAGATGGTAAAACAGTTCTTGAATTTGGATCTGGTACATCAACTAGACCGGACGAAGAAATAGTTCCTAACCCTCTTACTGCTGGTTCTAATCTACCTAGCGCTACACCTCTCAGTAGAACATTTTTAGATCCATCAAATTTTATGTATACTAAAGCATATGGTGAAGCTCCATACAATACGACTATAACTGTAGAGTACACGATGGGAAACGGAATGAAAGATAATGGAGCTACAGGAG